GCTTTCAATGCCACCTCTGCTGCGTCGATATAGATCTGTGGCAGGGTGATATCGACCAGGACGTATTGATCCCCAATCCCCGGATTAAGCTCAGCAGAAGGGACCGCAATGGCCGTCTCGTCCTTGTTCTGCAGGATGGTGAATTGTTTTGTGGTATTGTCATAGGCGGATATCTCGAACGTATAACCGGCCAGCTGACCGGTGTTGAAAGTAACTTTCGCCGTGAGGCCCGGCAGCAGGTAGTCGTTGAGGTTAAAATCCATCGTGGCGTCAATGAAATGAAAGACGTTTGCCGCATCCACAGCGGTCACCTTCCCCGTCCGGGTCGGGAAAATATCGTCGAAGATCTGCGTAGCCTCGATAACGCCATACTTGTCAACATTTTTCTCCAGGTAGTAGGTGCCTTCGGTCATCAGCAGCCGCGGTGTGGAATTGCGGTAAGATGCCGGCAAATTCTTATTTGCTCCAAAGGCATACAGGCGGGTAACAATACTGGTGTTATCCGTGGGAAGGCGCGTGATATCATAAAGCCCCTTATTTCTCCCCTGCCTGAAGCTATAGCCCGTATCCCTGGCCCGGTCAAAAAGATGCACCGTCCTACCGTCTATCCAGAACTCAGTATCGAATTCGGTGGCCAACTTGCCCAGCGCCTCGTAACAGTTCTGACCGGAGAATGTCATGTGGTGGTACCCGGTACCGACGACATTACCCTTTATCCAACTGCCTCCTACCCTATTGGCATTCTGGATCAGTAGATCCATGAAGGTATCGGCTGTACCCATCAGTGAGAAATCCGACTCTCTCAGCGTATTGTCCGCTCCCAGGAAAAGAAACTGAGCCTTAGACAGCTCCAGGCTGTCCGCATCCATGTTGAGGGAATATTCCCAATAGTAGGAAGAATCCTTCTTGACCACCGGCCTGCTGTTCAGCAGGTACTTCTCCCCGAAGACCGTACAATAGTCGTTCACCATGAACTGTATGTTACGGGAGTCCTTAAACGTAAGCTGTAGGGTGTTGTCGCCCATGACCTTTTTCGTCTGGGTGGAACTGTCGTCCGGCTTGATGGTTACGAATAGGCTGCCGGCGCGGTATATGTCGAGGGTATCCATGGTCTACAACTTTTGCGGAATATTTTTTACAACTTTATGTGAATATTCTGGGGCAGTTTCTGTGTAATAGGCTCGATCAGGACACCAGGAACCTGCCATCCTCATCGACGATGAACACATCGTTGTTATCGAACGTGGGCGCCGGCTCGCTCACTATGATCGTGAACTTACACATGATCTTCGTGGTGTTCATGATCCTGGTGAATCGGGAGAAGGACCCACAGCCCTTATAATACACGTAAAAGGTTTGCTGGAATTCTCCCACAGTTAGCCGGTGCGTCCCCGGCTGGGCCCACTGGGCCAGGAAGGCTTTTCTTTTCGTCCAAAACTCATCCTCACTGCCCACAACGATGGCCATCTTGAGAGTAATATCCCTATCCCGGAAGAATACGCGGGATAGATCTACATCCAGCCCATTGCTGTCTTGCCAGTCGTGGGAGATACTATCCTTGCGGTCGGGGAATTTCAGGAAGTCATCGGATCCTGACTCTACGAAAATGCCGAAAGAGGTCCATAAATCCATGCCATCGAGGAAATGGCGCCCTAATCTGTCTGCCATGGTAAAAAGTTTAACTGGTTATTTTGACTCCATTTAATTTGATGTACCGAAGTATGTCCTTCATCTCCGGCAGGTTAGACGTATCCCGCTGGATGTCCTGGAGGACCTGGAACTGCCTGGTGGCCATGTTCAGCTGATCCATAGCCGTGAGGCGTAATCCCCCGAACTGCCCAGCCAGCAGCTCCGCTTGGTCTGCCGTGATGCCCTTGATGGCGCCAGACAAAGAATTGGCTCCTGATGCCTGTCCACTCAGGTTTACACCGGCGATCTGCTGCAGCTGATCAAACTTGTCCGCAGCATTCTTCAGGATATCATTATACTGCTTCTGTAGCTGCTCGATCTCGTCACTCGTCAATAGGCCATCAGTCTGACTGAAGGCTGCAAATTGATCGTAAAACTCCTGCAGGGCAGGTGCCAGGGTCTGGGATTCCAGAGCGGACAGCATGGCATTTAGCATCAGGTCATGGAAGTCATCGGCAAAATCCGCTACGCTACGCTTTCCGGCCTTAAATCCGTCAATGATCGATGAAGCGATATCATTAGCCGTTGTCCCTGTAAATATCTGCTCCATCTGGTCTTTAGCATCGGCGAGCTGCCGGTCGATATCGACTCCGGCCTCTTTCAGCTTTTGCAGCTCTTCGAAAAGCCCCTTCGCTTTATCGGTCAATTCGCCCTTTAGGAAAAGAGCATTGAGCTGATCATACGTGAGGCCCTGGAGACTGAAGTTTGCTAAAACTTGCGGAATCAGGGCAGCAATGGCGCCACCCACCGGGTTGTTGATCAATTTCTGTCCCTGCTCCTGCTGGATCTTTGCAAGGAGATCGTCAAACTGTTGTTGGGTGGTTTTCGCCTGCTGCTGTAAAAGGCGCGTTTCCTCTTCAATGCCCTGCAACCTGAGCTTGTTGAGCTTAGCCTGATCCAGCAGCCGCTGTTCATACTGGCGGGTGACCTCGATCTCACCTATGATGACCTGGTTCTGAAGTTCGGCGATCTGATCTTTGGTTAAGCCGCTGTTGTTGCTGCTGATCAGAGAGAAAAGGTCGCTTATGGCCCCTATCGCTGAGGTAACGCCTCCAACAATATTGCCGGAGGAGAAGCCGGCGAAGGAACTAAGCGCCTTGGAAGCAAAATCGGCAAATTTGGAAACTGAATCTATTGCGTGGGCAGCGTTCTGATCCACTGCCTGAACAGCTCCGGCGAGGTTTTGTAAAGATGCAGCGAAATCGGAAAAATTTTTCTGGAGCTGCTGCTGCTTTCTCAGCTGCTCCCCATTGTCTAACGAGCGCTCTTGTCCTTTAAGTGCTATCAGCTTTGCAGCTAATGCGGTAATCTGCTCATCGAGAAATTTGGCACTCCCCTGTTGCTTGGTAATGCTGTCCTGAACCGCTGCGAGCTCCTTTTTCGTTTTGGCAATTTCAATTTCAATATTCGATCTTTGGCTGGCATAGATCTGTGCAGGTGTAGACAGGGGATCATTTATTGCTGCGTCGTTTTGAGCCTTTAGAATCCTGTCCTGTTTTTCAATTTCATCAAACTGCACTTTTAGAAGGTGATCATAATAAGAATCATCTAAATGCTTTTTTCTGGCATTAGCCTCTGCGTTAATCTCCAAAATCTTCGCCCATAGCTGACGTTCATTGGTGATCCGTTGTTCCGCCTGAAGTATATCCAGACGGGCCTCCTCGTCTACCAGCTTCCTTTTTAAGGTGAGCTCCTCCTCCGAGCCTTTCTCTACGGCTGCCAACCTTGTATTGATGCCGGAGATAATTGTCTCCACCTCCACCTGGGAGGCATCCAGGGCATACTTCCTCCGAAGGTCCGCCTGTGCCTTCTCCAGGTCAGCATTTATCCGCAGGATCTTTTCGGCATTTCCTTGCGCGGACACGATCTCCGCCTTTGCCTGGTTGTCCAGGAGCTGCAATTTCAGGTTCAGCTCCTGTTGGGACCCTTGCTCTACCCGGTCCAGCTGAGCCCGAAGGGATTCTTTCTGATTGTCCAGGATGAGAAGGGCACGCTTACGCTCCACTTCCTGGATATCGGCCGTCTCCTGTGCCCGGATCTTCGCCCGCGCACCGGCCAATAAGCCATCCTCCGCCAGCTGCTCCTGGGCAGTCGCCCGAATGACGGCGATCTGGGCGTCCAGCTCCTGCTCCGATCCTTTCTGTGTGGCGGCCAGCCTAGCCTGTGCAGCATCGACAGAATCTTTTAAAAGGGTCTGCTGATAAGCCTTGTTTAGGTCATCAATCTGCCTGTTCGCTTTCGCGGCGATATCCACCTGTTCGGCTGCCGTCAGGTTGGCATTGTTCAGCTGGACAGCTTCCTGTCGTCTGATGGCCTCGATCTTGGCGTCCAGCTCTTCCTTGGTATTCTTTTTGGCGATCTGCAGCTGGGTGTCAGCCACTGCTTGGAACGATCGCAACCCCGCCTCGTTGATTTTCCTGTCGCTCTCGGCCCTGTTCTCCGCAATCTGGGTAGTCAGCTGCTTATTGCCATCGACAAGCCGCAGAAGGGGACCATATTGCGCCTCGTAATTCTTCAGCTGGGCATTCAGGAGGTCGAGCTGCTTCTGCTGCTCTTTCGTCAATTCTCCGTCAGCATCCCGGGCAGCGTTGATGGCATGCTGCCGCTCCAGCACGTTTTCAATGGAGGCTTTTAAGATACCGAGATCTTCTTTGCTGTAGCCCAGACCAGCCAGGGCAAAAAGATTGGCCTGCTTCTGGGCCTCAAGGGCTTTAAGTTTAAGGTCAAGGACCTGCTGATCGGACTTGCCTTGGGCCTGCGCCAGGTTGACGGCATTGGAAGCATCACGAGCCCGCTCATCGTATACCTCCCGCTGAAGCTCCACCAGCTTATTGAGAATGTCAGCCCCTTCCGCAGCCGCCTCATTGGCTTTTGTCTGCTGTTCCGTCACATCCTTTTGCGAAGAAGCAAAGGCTTGTAATGCGACGACGATCCCCGTAAGGGCCAGCAGCAGGATACCGGCAGGATTGGCCTCCATGGCCGTATTGAGCTCCACCTGGGCAACCGTCGCGGCCTCTGCAGCGACTGCCTGCTCACCTTCAGCAACGGCCAGCGCCTCCTCTGCGACGACCTGCTGCTCCGTCGCCACAGCGCTCTCCTTTCGGAGAAGATTCGTAAGGTATAGATTGGTGGCGTTTTGCTTATCGAACAGTGCGACGACCTCTTGGATCCCATTCAGGACACTCATGGCGCTCACCGCCCGGGTAACCGCCTTCTGCACCTCATCGTTCTGATCGGCAGTAATACCCAGAACGCCATTCCAAACCTCAAAGCCACCAACCACTCCCCTGACTGCGCCCGTCAAGGCTTGCAAGCCTGCCGTTCCGCGACTGAATAACTGTAAGGACCTGTTAACCTCATTTATTTTGCCTTGGAGCCGTAAAGCCTCGTCGAACGTAGCCTTGAACAGGGGATCGTTCTTGTCCATGGACGCGAGCTTATTACGCAGGTTCTGCAGCTGCTGATACGCCAGTATCTGCTTCTTAATCGGCTCGACAGGATCTTCCGTGGGTGTGGGTGTTGCAGGAGTAGTCGGCGATACCGCAGATGCGACGGATTCCGACGGAGATGCTGCCTGGGCTGCCTGTATTTCCTTACCCAGGGCGGTCATCTTTGCGATGGTCACATCGATGGCGGCGTTATATTGCCTTATCAGCTCCGGGTTGAGTGTACGCTCAAGAGCGGTCTGGAGCCTAATCTCCTCCTTTTCCAGCTCGACCATTTTTGCCCTCAGCTCTTCCAGCCTCTGCCCTGCATTCACCGGCACCACAGGAATAGCGGCGCCAGGCTGGGTGGGAATTACGACGGAGGAACTGGACTGCTGAACCTTATTCAGCTCAGAGGAGAGATCTTTCATCTTTGCGATCGTCTCCCCGATCTTGTCGTTGTATTCTTTGACTTTTGCCGGATCGGTGGCATTGGCGGAGGCCTCGGTGAGGGCCTTTTCCTGCGCCACCAGCTCCGCAAATCTTTTTTTAAGATCGTCAAGTGAAGCAGTACCGACATTGCCCACCTTTTCAAACCTTTCAATTATCTTCAAGAGATCCGCTTCAATGCTGGCCATTGCAGCACCCAGGCCATCCGTGGTCAATATGGCATCAAATTCGAGGCTTCCGCCTAAGACATTTACTGACATTACAGTATGTTTTTAAGGATGTCGTCCATTTCGTCGAGACCGTCCAGCTCCTTCTTCTCTTCCCCCTTCTTCTTGTATTTAGGAATGGCGGCCATCAGCATGATCAGGTTCGCATGGCTGATCTCCCAGAGGGCGAACTCCATGGTAAACCGGAAGTACTTGATCACTCCTCCAACGGTTGCCCAGAGGCTATTGAACTCCCCTGATCTCTCGGGCTCATCACCGTCATCTTCTTGACAGAGATGATAGTATTCATGAAAGACTGTAGATCCATCTGTTTCAGTACCAG